TGGAAATGTACTAACATCTATAACAATATCTTCTGGACCAGCAGAAGCAGCTAAAACTTGTTCATTTAAATCTTGTAGTAAACCACCTGTTGATGTCTCCCAAAATATATCAAGTTTTGATTTTCTAGGTTTTGTTTCAAATACTGTTAAACCTGGTGTTTGTAAAGCAGGAAAACCAAATGGCATATCTGTAGTTGCATTATTTGTATCAACTATTACAGCATCTTGTTTTGTACAAGCAACGTCTTCTGTTCTTAAATTAGGTAGTTCTGCAACTAAAGGATTTCTATCTTTACCTAATACAAACAAATAAGTATATTGTTTATCTGCTAATTCAGCAGAACCTCCAAGATTTGCATTATCACTCCATAAACCCTGCTCTATAGCATTACCAATACTAAGAACATCTATATATTCTTGATCAGCATTCCCCATTCTTGATCTTGCAGCAGTGCTATTATCATTAACAATTTTAGGATATAATTCAACTTCAGATCCTGCAATACCATCTTTTGTAAAATCACTTTCATGAACTGATCTTGGTATTTTGTTTATATTATCACCATATAATGTAACCCACGTTCTACCAGTAGTATTGGCTTGAACTGTACCATTAATAGTATTATAAACACTTCCACCATCTTGTTGTGTTCTCGTAGTCAAATCATTTTTCCACGAATTTATTGGATGTGATACATATATATTATAATAATCTTGTTCTGTTTGTTTTACAACTAATCTCCAAGAATACCAACCGTTTGGATTAGTAGTTTTATTATATAATTGATTATCTTCTATAATACGACTATCTTCAAAATTTATAGTTAAAACTTTACCTATTGCTTCAAGATTAGAAGTCCAACTATATGTATCTCCACTACCACTAGAGTCACTATCAAAAAGATAAGGATTAGCAAGATCAGTTGTGATAGCACTTACAGTTGTTGTATCTGACACACCTAAACCAGTGCTTGATGGATCTGATGTTGTATTCGTTGATAAAATAACAGTTGATTTTCTACCATATATATCAGATAATACAACACCAACTTGATATGTTCTTCTTTGTTTTACTGAATGAAATGGATAAATATTATTGTGATTTTGAATTAATCCAACTGTTTGATTATGTTCGCTATCACCTTTTGAAGCGTTACTTACTGTATAATCAATACCTTTTCTGTTACTACTATCTAACGGTAATGCGTAATTTTGTGTTATATTACCATAAATAAGTCTATTACTTACTATTTCTTGTGCTTTTGCTTTAACAGGTATTTTATCACTAACTCTTATTAATTGTTTCTCTGGTAACACTTTGTAAGGTTCATCACTAGTATATGTATACGTTACCGCTTGTCTGTAGTATAATTTTTTAAATATTAATGATACGCCATCACCTACCGTTATACCATCGTTTAATGTTATTGTAGTACCATCAACCCCTGTTACATAAAGACGACCTGTAGAACCTAACATAGTTGTTCCATAATTTTCAATAACATAACCAGCTTCTACACCTTCAAGAGCATCTACTACTAACGCAGTCTCATCAGTTTCTCCTCCATTTGTTGTAACAGTTGAACTCTTAACGGCTCTACTATATGTACTATACACTATTCCTGTATCATCAAGATCTATAGTATCAATTAACTTAACAGCTAAACCATCAGATTCTTTAGATAATATTTCAATACTATCTATTTTAAAAGGATTACTATATACCGTAGGAGTAGCTTCATAACCATTGCTACCAATAAATTCATCTAAATTTGGTACTGGTATACGCATAATAACTTTATTATATGCGTTTTGCATTATAGGTATAGTGGTTTTTTCGTAAATATCTTCTACACTAGTTGGAACTTTAGGTTCAGCATTTGTTCCTGAGCCATAACTAGTACCTTCATCAGCATTAGTAGCGTTTCTTTGATCATCATTATAAGCAATAACACCATTATTTAATGGTTTAAATACACTTTGAGTGAATGGTGATATAATTGAATATTGTCCATCATTATATCTATATCTATATGCAAATCTAATAAATTTATCTTGCAGAAAATCTGATTTAACATCAGCATCTCTTACTAGTGTTGTACCATCCCCTAATGAATAATTTCCACTAACAACAACGTTTGTTGAGGTTAATAATGGTTCTTGATATGGTGCTATTTTTGCAACAGATATTTTTTCTTCACAATCATAATAAAGATAATCATTATCTCCATTAGGATCTACTATATTTATATTAATACCTCTTGGTTGGTTTCTATTATCTGTCCAAAATAAATAATCATCTATAGTATTTATACCTGTAATTTTATATGATTTATTGAAATTTAAAAAATAACCAGTCACTAACACCACTGGATCATTATTACCTTCTCTCATAATGATAGCCATTTTATTAGTATCAGCAGCTCTTGCCATAGAAATTATACTTCCTTCTGAACTATTATCAAAATCTGTTGTAAACCAAAATATCCTATCTTTACCAGTATCAACATGTACACCTATCACGGTATCTCCAACATTTGTATATTCTACACCGTTTTGTACTATTTTGTCGTATGCTAATTTATTACCTAAAATATTTTCCACTGCACCAACATCACTATCTTCACTATCAGAAACTTGTACATTTTGAGCCTCCCTGTACTCACCATTGGGTACAAGTCTTTCATCAAGGTCTTGATTCATCTTACCTTTAGCAAAAACTTTTTTTATTTCAGGCATATAATTTTATTTTATCTGTTTAGATTTGCCTCTCATTACTTGTGTAAGTTCGCTAATTTTCAAATTAGATAATCTAATCTTAGCGTTTCTCATTGCGGCTCTTCTTTCTTTTCTATATCTATTTATAATATATTCCGGTACGGCATTTCTTGTTGATAATATACTGTAAACTAAAGTTTTATACATTGCTTCTTCTGCAAATTTATGTATTTTCATTTCTCCATCAGTACCTAATCCATCAGATATATATTTTAAAGTAATTGTTCTATCTTTTAAATCACTACTAAAAGATATTTTACCATTTAATTCATCTATTATAAATACACCATTTTTTTGTGCTGTTTCTGGATCTAATCCATATCTGAATCCTAAATTACTAGGAATTCTATTTAAATATTCATCAGGTTCATTGATATTACCTGATACATTGCCTAGATTAAAATCTTTAAAACGTGTATCAGTTAATGATTCACCTGATAATATATCACCATCATCAGCAAATATATAATCATAATCAGAATCCTGTAATATTGATTCGCTTGGTTTTGATGTTATTCTACTAGGGTATATTATATGTTCAATACCAGCTGTATCAACCCAAGATAATCTAACGTAATTTATATAATCTTGTGGCATGGGTATTGATAAACTTGGTCCAACATCAATTTCTTGTATTTTTTCTACTCGACCAATGTCATAACTAAATTCTTGTATACATCTTTTTGAATGAAATAATACTTCAGATCTTTTTACAGTATTTACTAATTTACCATCACCAACATAACCCATCATAAAATTATTTACTATATTTTTTAAAGATATATACCTATAGTCACCTAATACTTGTGTTAACAATAATGCAATCACTGTATCAGTTGCTGCTATAGTTATACTAGCAGATAAGGTTGATGTTATATTATCAACAGTTTTCTTTTGAAATGTTATTACACCTGAAACATAAGTATAATTTTCTCTATCTTGTTCCTCACCATTTAATGTTACAATAAACTCACTTTCATCAGCTGGTGTATGTGTAAAATCTGAATCAAAAGTAAATGTATCTCTTGTTACAACTACTGTAGTAGCTTCTGAACCTAACCATTTATGCTGGGTATTATAATATTGATAATGTGTTGTTGTTCCTAATAGTCCCATATTTATTGTGATTTAGCTTGTGCGTTGCTTTGTATTGATTGTGCCGCTAGTTGTGTTATCCCCTGATCTTTTATAACAATACCAGCAAGCGCTAATGTTTGTGTTATTAATTGAGGTTCTTCAGATGGATGTAATTCAAAATTAGTTGAACCACTTGTTGTACTTGAATAAATATCTTCTGATCTTAATTTTAAAACTAAATCATCAGCTCCAGTCCAACCTAATGTGTTTGATATAGTTATTGTATCATCTATAGCAAAACCTGAACCTACTATATTAACTACTACTGCAGTTATAACACCACCACTTATTGTTAATGTTATACTAGCACCAGTACCACTTCCACTTGTACTTACACCAGTTGTTGTACTAATTACTATAGTTTGATCACTATCCAGTAATCCCGTATTACCACTATCTATAATAGATGTATCATTTGTACCTAATATCATACCATTAGAAACATATGGATTTGAATCATATACATTTGTACCATATGTTGCATTTCTAGTATATCCCCATCGTGGATCCGTTGGTACTTTAATATAATCAATTGTTGCTGTTGTAATACTTGTGGGATTAACTTGTACTGAAGTTGCTCCAGAAGAAGTTGTTGTTTTATAGTATATTGGATAATCTGTACTTGGTTTTGTCAAAGGAGATGACAATAAGTAGGATAGTTCGTGTTTATCAACTAGTTCAAATGGTAATGTTCTACCACTATTTGTTAATTCTATTGTTTTATATATATCAGTTGGTAAACTACCAACACCAGTAGTTAATGCTACTGATGATGTTTTATAAAACATATCTATTTTTTCTTTTAATTTTGATGGGATGTCAGCATAACCTAAATTAGTTCTGCCAGATGTATCAAGTTGCAATCCTTGATTATATGTTGAAAATGCAATATCTAGTAATTGTATTTGAGCTTGTTTAGCTATTTTATTGAATTCATCAGGAGTTAAATAACCTCTTTGTTCTTTATTTAATATTGATAAAACCGTTTTATATACCGTATCTATGTTTATAGCCATAATTTCTTTTTTTTATAGTAGTAGTCACCCAATAGAGTGACTACTCTATAAAGTGTTATTATTTTAATCTCTTCTCAACAGTTTGATATATTTCTATACCTTCATCTGTTTTAAAGAACGCTGCTAATGCAGAGTAAGGATTCTCATCAAAAGGAACAGTTAAGATTTTTCTATCATTACTCCCCCAGTGAAAAGTTCTTTGATCTTGAGCTAATTTTATAATACTAGCTTCAACCGCTCTTATACCTACGTTCCTGATTTCTATATTTTCATCACTCGCGAGTTCTAAGAACAATTTTGGATTTTTCTTAGCAAATATTAACGTATCACGTTTAAGTTCCTTAGATTTCATTTCTGTAACCCTAGAACCAACTTCTGTTCTTAATATTGCCTCCATTTTATCAACCTCCAAGTTTGCAGCGGTTTGTAACGCATCAATCTCTATATTCAATATATCAAGATCCGATTCAGCTTGTTTTTCATGATCTACTTCATAAAAAAGACCGTTAGAATCTGGATGATATATAGATAATAGTTTTTGTAGAGTTACTTCATTTTTAGGTACAGCCATAAAACCATCTCTAAAAATAATATGTCCTAATCTTTGTGGACCTTTCATCTCATCAACAAATACTGTTTTTTGATTTCTACAGTATTTCATTTCTCTTTCATATCCTTTTTCTTCATCAAACCAAAATAAACCTCTTGATCTCATGATATAAACAACAGGTTTCATTTTTCCTTTAAGTTTATAAATCCTGTCTTTTATTTCCCAAATATCTTTTTTGGGTTTAGTAATTGTAGGTTTTTCTACAACTACTGCTTTTTTTACTTGTGGTTTTTCAGCCACTTCTTTTTTTGTTTTTTCCATAATATAATATAATTAAAAAGTTAAAAAATAAAAGGTGGAGGGTGCCGAAGCACCCTTACCTTTTAATAGTTATTATCTGAATAACACAAAGTTATTCGCAGCTTGAGTTACAAGACATCTTTCAGATAGATAATGAATATTCATATCATCTACTGAAGAGTTTTGAGCCCCAACTGAACCTGTTATCCAGGATTTCATCTTTCTGTCATCCGCTTCAGATGCTCTGTATCTAACGTGTAATAACGGTCTTTTGACGTTTTTACCTAGACCTTGATCATAAACTGAAGAAGTTCCAGCAGGAATTAAACAACCAGCTACTTTACCAGAAGTTGCTCCGTTGTTTACTAATCCCCTAGCAGACTTATTATTTAGATATTTCCAATCAGTTTTATAGAAGTCATAAGAACCTCTTCTAAAACCAGTGAAACCTAAATTTAAAGCCATGTCTTTAGAGTTATTAAATACGCCATAAGCAGAACCACCTTCGTAGTTCGAATTTACAGCAGCTAACATGTTATCAAATCCTAAATTAGAAGATCTATCTAAGAAAAGCATGTTTTCTTCAATAGCACCTTGTTTGTCTAATTCACCAATTAATGAATCGAAATCAGCTAAATCATCATCAGCTGTATCGAACATGTTTGTTGCAACCATACCTCTGTCTTCAATCGCTTCAAAAAGACCTTCAGTACCTCCACCAGTTACGGTTGATGTACCACCTGTACTTTTTGTACGACCTTCAACTAAGGACATCTCTAAGTAATCTTCGAATCGTTTTCTAGTATCACCTTCTGCTTTTAGATACCATAAGTATCCACTTTGTCCAGCTTCACCAGAAACTTCAACCCAACCGATTTGAGCCGTATCAGATCCATTAATAACGTATCTATCTTTAATTATGATAGGTTTATTAGTAAAAGATTTGAAATTTGGTTCAACCGCGTTTAAGATGTTTTCTGTACCTTTTGCAAAGTCAGAACCAATCGCAAACACTCTAGCAACCGCAGTTGTAGTGGTGTCTATGTTGTCCATATCATCAAAATTCGCATTACCATATGGTTTTAGCGTAAAGTTGTCTTGATCTGGAACAGCAGTAACTTGCGCTGTTACAACAGCAACGTCACTACCTGTAGCGATTTGCACTACTACAGTTGTACCTATTCTAAGAGCATGTGCTATATCACTTCCTGATTCAGCGTCAATATCCTTAGGATTTGCACATGCACCAGTTACACAGTTTAATATGACTTTATAAGCCAAATGTAATCTACCTTGCTCAGACCAAATTACTTGATCAGAAGCCATAGGCATTTCCGCACCTACCATCTTAAGGAATCCACCGATAGATCTGTCTCCATATCTTTCAATTTCAGCCTCATATAGTTCAGGTACGTATTGTTGTGCCCAACCCGCAACTCCAGAGGAAGTAAAATCCAAATAGGATAATGTTCCAGGAGCTTTCGTCGCGCTAGGCGTTACTATGCCGGATGTACCGACACTTATACTTGCTACACTCATTTTTTTAAGTTTAAAATGTTAAATTAATTAATAGTTTTTGAGTTTAAATCGCAGTTTAGAACTATCGTCTCCACTAATAACTTTAAATTTACCAGCTTTAGTATCTACAGATCCTGTATCAGTTTTTCGTGCATCCATGTTAATATTCTTGGCTTCACTAGTTATCTCTTTTATAGCATCTGCTTTACCTTGTTGGTAAAAATGATTAGAAATGGAATCAGAGTTTGATGCACTAAATAACATTTTATGGTATCCACTAGCATCCGTTATTTGTTTTGTTTTTGGGTCCAAATATGGCTTTATCAAATTCATAACATCGCTTTGATGCGCTTTTGTATTTTGTACATCTTTAACATTGTAACGATATTTCTTGTCTCCAACTTTAAAATCAAAACCTTTGAAGTTTTCATTAAAAACTTTATCTGTTTCTTTGTCAAAATATGCTTTAGCTTGTTTAGCTTGTTCCTCTGCTTTATCTTGCTCTGTATTGTAACGATTAAAAAAGTCTATTGCTTTTTGTTGTTCTGGAAGCAACTTAGAACCCAACTTGACTTCTTTGTAGTATTTATCTTTCAGACCTTCTAAATGCTTTCGAGCATCATTAACCGCTTCTTTATAAGCAAGTTTTTTCCTCTTTATGTCCTTAGGTTCATCTACATCTTCGTCGAAACTATATTTATCTTCAATTAAGAAGCTAATTTCATCTTGATTTAAATGTTCCTTAGTTTGTTCAAGATAATTTCTTAATAAGACACTATCATCAACTTTTGAATAATCCGCGCTGAGTCGGACATAGTCCTCTAGCGTTCCACCAGTCTCGTTCATAAACTTCACGAGTTTTTCAACATTTTCTGGTAGATCCATTCCTGGAGTTGTTTCTTTAGTATTTTCTACAACGGGTTCTTTAGTTTTTTCTTTAACTGTTGTTTCTTCAGTTTTTTCTTCTGAATCCGTAATATCTTCAAGAACAGGTGTTTTTACTTCCTCTTCTTGCTTTTTTTCTTCCCCTGACTCTTTGTCTGGTTCTTTTTTAGTGGAGACGCTATCGTCCCCTTTGGATAATGTTTTCCCGGCATCTTCTTTAGTTTTAGGGGTTTCACTTAAATTAACCTTATAAGAACCATCTTCTTGTTTAGCAGACGGTTTTTTAGGTTTTTCTTCTTTAGTTTTTGGTTCAGATACTTTCATATCTCCACCTTCACTTATAATGTTGGTATTATCTACCTCTTTTTTTACTTCGGCTTGCGAAGTTTCTTTTGTTTGTTTCATAACATAATATAATTAAATAATTAAAAAAAATTTTTAAATTCCTGGTGCGGCTGCTAAATTAGCGTGAGTAGTAGTTTCAGCACTTGATAATGTAGTATTCTGAGTTCCACCAGTATAATACGCTATAACTGTTCCACCAGCAAGATCAATTTCAGTATATCTACCATAAATTGTTGTTCCAGCTGGAATAGTTAAAGTACCACTAGCTACTATTAATCCACCTGATCCTTCGTTTACAGTTTCTTCAGTAGCTGTTAGGTTACCAGCAGCTTCTGCTGCGTTAGCCCATTGATTTGCATTTTCTGCAATTAACCCAGTAGTTGAATCGAATGTTGTCGCGGAGCATGCAGTTATTGCTACAAATACACATCCTGTTGGAGGTATTATAGCAGCGCTACTTGCTGCTGTAAACATAGATCCTAAATAGCTTGGAATATTCTCACTTTTATCTTTAAATTTTCCCATAGTTTTGGTTTTTTATTGTTTGTTTTAGTTTTAGTTTTTATCTTGGTTCAAATTGCTCAAGTCCAAATCCTTCTAAATTATCATTCCCTGCGGATTCGAATTTTTTGGGTCCTGTGTTACCTTTTCTTTGTTCAATCATTTCACTTTGTTGAGATGCTTGTATTCTAGTTCTTTCATCTTTACGATCTTCTTTACCAGTGTCTTTACTTTTTGCTACCTCTAATTCTTGAGATCTTAATCTCATATTCATTGAAAATTCAAGTTCCATTAATTCTTTTTTAATAGCAGCTTCTCTTTCCATTTTTGTAATATCAAACTGTGTTTGAGCTTCAGCAACTTGCATTGTAGTTTGTGCTAAAGCTTGTTGTTTCTGCATATCAGCAGCAGCAGCAGCTTCAGCAGCTTGAGCATTTGATTGAGTTTGAGCTTGAATATTTTCCATCTGCATTTGTCTATCTAACTCTTGTTTTTTCTTTCTACGTATTTTTAATAATTGATTTGCAAGTTTTAAATTTTTAACTTCCCTTACATCTATAGCATCTTCAAGATATATTTGATCTTTTTGAAGAGCCATTTGTATATTATTTTCAAGAAGTTGTTTTTCTTCTTCATCTGGAGTTAATTCTAGAAATATTCCAAAATCATGCAAATGTAATTTTTTTATTTCAGTTAATGTAGCAACATTAAATCGACCTAAAGAATTTATAAATTGATTTTTAGTTCTAGAATATTCTAGTACATCAGATATTCTCAACGATATACATTCCGCAGTTCTTAATGTTAAATATAAACCACCTTGTAAAATATGTCTAGTAGCTGTATTTGAATTTGCAGCAGCAAGTTTTTGAACACCAACTAACGCATCTTTATCTGGTTTACTACCATCCCTTGCTTCATTTAACCCGGTAACATCCCTCATCATTTGTAGATAGTAATTATAAGAATTGATTAAACTATTTATTTTTTGGTTACCACCACTCGATTGAATTTCTTGTATAGGAGCTTTACCTGGATTCATATCACCATCTTGTGTCATTGATCTACCTATAACACTACCAGTTTGAAAATACATATTTAATGCTTCTTGTGGATTGTAATTAGTACCATTACCAAGATCAATTTCTGAAAGTCCATCAGCATCCATATAAATACCATCTGGAACCATTCTAGATAACACTTGTTGTAATTTCAAATGTGTTATTTGAATCATATCAGCGAAACTAGTCATTCTACCAACTAATGATTCTGGTTTTCCTCTATAAATTCTTGGTGCACATATTTGATAAGACATATGACATTTTGTAATATCAGACTTTGGTCTAGCCATATTTTCAGCCATATACCAATGTAATAATGTATCATTACCAATAATTTTAGCACCAACATATAAAACCTCTATAGATCTATCTACTTTTGTAAATCTAGATCTATCATCTTTAGGAGGATTAAAATCACTATCTTTTTTTAATGCTTTATTATATCCACTAGCACCTTGTTTTATTTTATATGTTTGATTTTGATATGTTTTATATTCAAAATATACAATTTCTACAAAATTATCTTCATCTTCTTTTGGTGTTTTAAATTGACCATATGATGATCTAGGCGAACCTGATTTTTCTATATCTTCTATCTCTGTATCTGTTAAATCTGGAAATTGTTTTTTAAGTTCAGGTATTGATATTCTACTTACTTCACCTACATAATATAAATCTTCAAAATAAGGGGAATCTGTATATGAATGTACTATGTTAACAGGATCAACATAATCTATTTTAATTCCATCAGCTTTATTAAAACTATTTTTAACACATGATATACCTAAAACTGTAAGATCATAATCTAATCTCTTTTTTATTAAATCATAATCATTTAAATCCATTACGTTATTTAAAGCTTCTTCTTGTGCTATTTCAATAGATTGTTTATAATCTAACTGCATATGCAAAGCTAATTCTTCATCATTTTCAGGTAACTCACTAGGATTGTTATTAAACATATTAACACCTGTTTCTTGAGCAACCGTAGCTATGAATTGTTTATTCTTCATGTCACTAACCATTTTTTCAATATAATTAGTTCTTTTTGATACAGAAGAAGGATCTTGCGAATATGATTTTAAATCATACATTCTATCTGACATACCATTTACTACTATATCTACAAATTTAGGTATAATAGGTACTGGTTTCCAATCTAAATTTAAATATGATAAATCACCATTTATAGATAATTCATTTTTATATTTTTGTACAGATTGTTCACCTCTAGCGTATAATCTTAAATCGTTATATTTTTGTCTAGAATCGTAATATTTTGTAGAACCAGAATCTTTCCTAAACCATTCATTTTCTATAGCCCTACCAACTTGGAGACCATAATCTGAACTAGCTTTTTCACTTTCTGACACAGCGTGACTTGGAAAAGAAGTTTTTGGTTTTGTTTTAAATGCCATTTATTCTATTATTTTCGATGTTATTCCTTTATTGTTGTACTTTGTAAACCCAAAATCTATATTTGCTACAGTTTTTTCAGGTTTTGGTTTATATAAATTTTTATTACATGCCATTATTGCAAGACCAGAACTAATAGTAGCATCAAATCTTGTTCTATTATTTATATCAAATCGAGCCCAATCATTTAGTGTATTGATAAAATACATATCTCCATATGACAAATCTCCTTTTAAACCAACATATTGTTGTATATAACTTTCAATTGCAGCCGCATGAGCTTGTTTTATATCTTCACTTGAATTAGGTATTCCACCTATTTCGCGTTCTGCAACTGATAATTTATTCCATGTTTTATCAGGTCTATTCATAGAGTATCCTCTATAACCTCTTCTTTTTAAATAATATAATAATCTAGGTTTATTATTTTCACATAATAACGGCATACTATAAAATACTATTGCCATTAATACATCTTCAAAAAACATTTCTGATGTTTGAGGTCTAGCTATATATTCTAAGAAAAAATGATTTGGAGGTGCATCTTCCATGCTAAACTTGGTTAATCCATGTAAAGCACCTTTTGATCCTCTTTTATCAACAGTTCCTGATATATCATAACTATCACATCCAAAAGCACCTATGTGTTTATTACCAGGATATTTAAAACCATTTTTTAATATAATATTATTCTGTAAATTGTTACTTGGTACCCAACTTATTAAAAATCTTCCTTGTGTATCTGGATAAAATCTAACTTTTGTATCTTGTATGCCATTTTCCCAAGCAAAACTACCTTGTGTTATTGAAGAAGATTTAGTAATATCGTTATTATAATCTATTTGTTCATATATTCTAACAAGATTAAATAGACTACCTCTTGTTTCATCTCTAAAAGCATGATCTTCAGATCGTGGAAATTGACGATAAAATTCATTTAAACTATCTTGATCGTTCTTTAATCCATCAACTTCATTTTGCCAATGTTCTAAAATTCCAGTATCTATGTAATCGCCGTATGGTCCCTTAACTTCTGTTTCTGGTGTATCAAATACAGGCATTCCATAAGCATCAATGAATCCCTCGTAGTTCCATTCCATAGGTATGAACAAAGAATATAATCCTGAGCGAGTCTGTCCATTGCGGTTTCTTTTTGTAACATTTGAATCTTTAAATAATTTTTTAAAATTACTACCACCTTTATCTAGTGCGTTTGATGTTGAACCCATCATACATTTACCAATAATTCTACTACCAAGTCTTAATGTGGTTTTGGTAACCCTCCAGTTATTTAATATATTATTAGGTCTTTCCCATTTACCACTTTCATCATGTGCTAATAATTGCAATTTTTCACCATCATAACTATTATCACCAGTATTTTTCCAATCGATAGTTGTATCTAGACCTTGTAAATCTATAGCTTCACTACCCATTTCGATCTTTCTTCTAGTTAATTTACTAGCTGGTACTCTATATGCTAATTCACTTTTTGGTCGATCCATACCATCTTGAATCGGTTTGAAAAAGAAAGGATAGTTAACCGATATTGGTACAACCTTATCAGTAAACATTTTTTTAGCATCTGGACCAGTTTTAGATAATATTCCATATCTTGCATCACTTGATATTGTTGCTGAATTAACAAGTTCTCCAGAAGCCATAAACGAGAAACCAGATCTTCTATTTTTAAGGTAACATATACCATAACATCTTGTGTCTGCTTTACAAGCTTCCCAAAATATATAAAATAATCTATTAGCTTCTCTAAAATCTGGTTGACCTACGTCTATTTTACTCCATTGTAGGTACATATAATGTGTACCTGTAATATATGTTGGTACTCCTTTATTATAATACCAAAAACCATCTTCTCTGTTACTAAACTCTTCTTCTATATAATCTATATATTGTTTTTTAAAACTATTAGGATATTCTTTCCAATCGAATATAGTTTTTATTCTTTTAAGAGCTTTAGGTTGTTCAGTTACCTCCCATTTGTCACTATTAAATTTATGAACTTTTTTAGGTTGTTTTGGTAAAGCTACTTGAAAATTTTGTATTTCATATATCTCACCAATTTCACCCGTTTTACTTATAACAACAATATCATGTTCTTTGTTATAACCATATTTCCATTTTTTATCCTTATTTAATCTTTTTAAGGTATTTATACGAATTGGTTCAATTATTTTATATAACGTTTGTTTATACATTATTTAGATCTTCTTTCTGCAAAACCACTAAAAGATTCTTGCTTTTCTTCTTTTTCTTTACCATCAAGCATATCTTGCTCGTTTTGTATTCTACTTAATATTTCAAAAGCATCGAATATAGCTAATTTTTTTGTAGCAGCGGCGTTTTTTAATCTATCTGCCGATATATCATCATCTGAATCAACAATAGGTTCTTTAGCTACTTTTATTAATTCCTCAACAGCTTTATGCCCAGCTTGGATTATACGCTTTTTCGTTTCCTTTGTACTCATATTTAATTTCAATAAATTTATTTGGTATCTTATATAATAATTCGTTATCTACTACAAACTCGTGATTCATTTTTGGATTGAATCCAACTAATTCATCTTTTTTAAAAGTTCCATCAGTATATTTTACAATACCAACAGTAGAATTTTCTTTTTGAAAGAAATAAAAATCATCATTTTCTTCTATTGGTTTTACAAAAGTAAAACCATCTAAAGCGTTCCAAGTATTATTTTTTTTATATAAATATACTTGATTTAATTGAACAAAATATAAATTATCTTTAAAGTAAGATCTACTAGTTTTTTCTTTACCATGTTGATTATACCATCTTCTAAATACATTGTGATGAATAACAATTTCATCACCAATATTTATAGGTGTATCAAAATGTTTAGGTGTTTGTATAACAATAGCATTTTTATTAATATATTTATGATCTGATATATTACTATTTAATATTAAGTCAGTATCATTTATTTTTTTAGTATTGTTATATATCTTACCTTTTGGTTTTACTATAAAATCAAATAATCCTCGCATTAAAACTCTAAATTGTATTCAACAGCTATAGCCATATTTTTATTAAAATCTTTCCACGGTATTACATCATCACCTTTTTTAATAAAAATGCCAAATCCTGTCGTATTTTCTTGTATATCAACTATCGTGTGCCCGCCATATACTTCTTGCCCAACAGAATAATGCATGGCTTCATTTTTATAATCTTTACCTATACTAATCTTTCTTATCAGCTTCTCCATTTTCTTTAAATTTTAAGGTTCCATCATGTATATTAACAGCGACATCACCATATTTTTTCTTTAACTTTTCTTGAAAATCTCGGAATCTCTTTTGAGAACCAATAATATTAGAAAGTAAATCGGTTTTTTGAACTTCTAAACTTCCGATCTTCATTTGAAGATCATTTATATTTCTTATATCTAATCGTAATTCTTCTAATTCAGATTTTGTTACTTTTGTTGCTTTTGCCATAATCTTATTATATTTAATTTAATTCACTATATTTTATATTATCACGCAATTGTCACGCTTTTTACTTCTTTTCTTGCTTTGGTTTTCTACTATCTATAAACCAATTTTTATAAACATCTCTTTTTTCACAAATATAATCCATATATTTGTCAACTTTTTCTTTCCAATTTTTATCTATACCTGGGTTTATAATACCAGATTTATAACTAGAAAATACTCTATTAATATATTCCTTCACATTATCTTGATGTGTAAATAAATGATTATTAATACATGCAAATGATCCATGCATAATATTATTCCATACATCAATTGGTTCTATTCTTTTACCTAATACAGCAGCATAAATAGCACTTTCACTTATATGTGTAGTATATACTTTTTTAGCTTTTTGTAAATAGTAGTACATATCAACATCTCTAGGTAATATATTTTTCTCTCCAAAAAAATCTTTTAATTCACCTACTATTTGATGGGTTGTTATTGGATGAGGTTTAAAATATACATTATCACCATGTTGTTTAGATACATTTTTCATTCTATTTAAACAAACATTAGTTTTTACTTTATTTGAACCAGGTAAGATAACTAAATAATCTTTAGCCGGCCATTTATCTGTTTGATTTTTTCTACCTTGATATTTATTAACAGATTTTTTTAATACATTATCTATTAAATATGACGACCAATCATCTGGTTTTTTAACGTTATCATTAAAAGCGTCAATCATCATTTCATTTCTAAGTTTTACATTCAATGGTTGCATGTAAAAATTAGTTGCAAATTCTGTATATGCCATTGTTTTAAAATAAGGCATTTCTTCTGCTAAAACATCGTAGCTGGTTTCTATATTTCGTTCGCTACATTTTCTTATTGTATAACCTTCAATTTGTTCTAATTCATCAAGGTTTTTACTTTTTTTGAGTGGACCAATTCTTTTGTCCAACTCCTTTTTATTAAACATTTCCATATTATTAAATTTAATTGTTATTAGTATATATATTATTACATGTTTTTACTGTTTTCTACCTACTATGTATTTCGGTTTAGATCTGTACGTTCTGTAGATAGATCTTGTCTATACGTACTATACCATGACTTAGTTGTGCCAAATGTTGTAGTAGTATTTATTGTGGTAGTTGTGGTAGTACTGGTATTGTATGTTGTTGTTGTACTTTTACTAGTATTATACGTAGTTGTTGTGTTAGTAGAAGTATTAAATGTAGTCGTTGTTGACTTGCTTGTACTAACCACTGTATTAGTATTTGTACTTGTGTTAAACGTTGTAGTAAACAACGTAGTTGTACTTGTACTAGTGTTAAACGTGGTTGTTGTATTCTTACTAGTTGACCAAGCTGTAATAGTTGATTTACTAGTTTCTACAGTAGTATTATATGATGTAGTTGTAGAAGTACTAGTGTTGTAAGTAGTTGTGGTACTAGTACTAGTATTATAAGTTGTAGTCGTGCTTTTACTAGTTTCATATGTGGTTGTCGTTGCTTTACTAGTTGCCCAAGTTGTACTATATGCAGTAGTGGTAGCGGTTTGGGTATTATACGTAGTAGTCGTACTAGTAGACGTATTATATATAGTAGTCGTAGCTTTACTTGTACTTACCACCGTATTCGTAGATTTACTAGTTTCGTATGTAGTAGTATACGCAGTTATAGTTGCAGTAGTAGTATTATATGTAGTAGTCGTTGATTTACTAGTTTCCCATGTTGTAGTAGTATTCTTACTTGTAATTGAACTAGTTTCAAATATTGTTGTTCTACTTGTTTCCCAGGTAGTAGTATATTCTGTATTAGTAGCTGTACTCGTATTATACGTAGTAGTAGTACTCTTACTTGTTGCAACCACTGTATTAGTTGCTGTACTAGTATTAAATGTAGTTGTTGTAGATTTACTAGTTTCTACAATAGTAGCCGTTGCTTTACTTGTTACTGTCGACGTGTTCCAAGTTGTGGTTGTAGCTGTTTGTGTATTGTACGTTGTAGTAGTACTAGTACTTGTATTGTAAGTGGTTGTGGTAGATTTAGTAGTACTCCAAGTTGTAGTATACGCAGTTGTAGTAGCTGTTTGTGTGTTGTATGTAGTAGTGGTACTTTTACTAGTATTATATTCAGTAGTAGTATTTTTACTTGTTTCTACAACAGTATTTGTACTTTTACTAGTGATAGTAGCAGTGTTAAATACAGTTGTTGTGACTGTAGATGTATTATAAGCTGTTGATGTAGCTTTACTAGTTGATACCACTGTTGAAGTAGTTTTACTAGTAGATACTACTGTGGCAGTTGCTTTACTTGTGCTTATAACTGTAGATGTTGCAGTATTATAAACGGTGGTAGTACTTGTAGAAGTATTATAAACAGTGGTAGTTATCGTACTAGTATTATATGCAGTAGTAGTACTTTTAGACGTGTTATAAGTTGTCGTAGTAGATTTAGTAGTTTCCCATGTAGTAGTGGTTGACTTACTAGTACTCATTACTGTAGTTGTACTAGTATTATAAGTCGTAGTAGTACTTGTTGATGTATTATATGTCGTGGTAGTACTTTTAGTGGTATTATATGTAGTAGTGGTAGATGTACTTGTATTATACGTAGTTGTTGTTGATTTATTAGTGCTGATCACGGTACTTGTACTAGTGTTAAATGTAGTAGTTGTATTAGTTGATGTATTATACGTTGTAATAGTTGCGGTGCTAGTATTAAATATTGTAGTAGTTGATTTACTTGTACTATGTGGTTCATAAGTATTCTTACTAGTTGATACTACTGTTGCGGTGGATGTATTCGTGCTTACAACTGTAGATGTACTAGTATTATATGTTGTTGTAGTATTAGTGGATGTGTTATAAACAGTTGTAGTAGATTTAGTAGTATTATATGTAGTTGTGGTACTAGTAGAAGTATTATAAGTTGTTGTGGTAGATTTACTCGTTGATACCACTGTTGATGTAGCTGTACTAGTATTAAACACAGTCGATGTACTAGTATTGTAAGTGGTGATGGTATTTGTACTAGTATTATAAACAGTTGTTGTCGTAGTACTTGTATTATATGTAGTAGTCGTAGCAGTACTTGTATTAAACGTTGTTGTAGTTGATTTACTTGTACCTACCTCTGTAGTTGTACTTGTATTATAAGTTGTAATAGTATTTGTGCTAGTGTTAAATGTAGTAGTAGTGTTTGTGCTAGTGTTATATCCTGTAATCCAGGCCATATCTTTTACAATCTCATATATTGTTGTAGTTGATTTACTAGTACTAACAAGTGTACCGGTAGTTTTACTTGTACTAACAATTGTACCGGTAGTTTTACTTGTACTAACTACTGTTGTTGTTGATGTGTTAAATGTAGTAGTTGTTGCTGTGGATGTATTATATACCGTCGTTGTACTTTTACTCGTTTCCCAAGAAGTAGTATATGTTGTAGTAGTTGCTGTTGCTTTACTTGTCGCAATCACATTTCTAGTTAATGTACTAGTATTATATGTTGTAGTTGTATTTCTAGCGGTTGCCCAAGTAGTAGACGTGCTTGTGTTAAAGACTGTAGTAGTGGCTGTAGATGTATTATAAGTTGTAGTTGTACTTTTAGTAGTATTGTATGTCGTATTTGTACTTCTTGCGGTATTATATACTGTAACCGTTGATTTACTGGTTGCGACAACAGTTGCAGTACTTGTATTGTAGGTTGTAGTAGTATTAGTACTTGTATTATAAGTGGTAGTAGTAGCCGTACTCGTGTTATATATAGTGGTTGTACTTTTAGATGTTTCCCATGTTGTAGTAGTACTTTTACTTGTACTAACTACTGTTGCAGTCGCTTTACTTGTACTAATTACCGTACTTGTACTAGTGTTATAAGTAGTAGTGGTCGATGTACTAGTATTG